GGGGAAGGATACCCTATTTGGGTGTATGGCCCTGCTAAAACATTAGTTACGTAAATAATCATGGCCTCATTAAGCGGGCTTGATCCACCTGTTTAGTTATTGGTGACAACGAAGTCTATCTTGTAGTTGCCCGCAGGCCAGTGTAAACTTGTGTCCTGTCTTTGCTGGAACAGCACTTTAGTGTAATACAAACTACCTGATGATGCCACCGCCTGACCTCCGCTCTGTGACCACGCAGCGCCGCCGTTCTCACTCTGCTCCCAGTTACTCAGGTCTGAAGCAAACGAGTTGTTGTTGAATTGCATGCTTAGCGTGTCGCTGTTCCCCGGCACTATCCCGCATACCTCATGATCACACCCGGAGAAGAACACCGGAAGGGTGAACAGGGTTAAAAACTTCGCTGTATTTCTTGTCATAATGTATTCTGAAAGAGATCCTGAAAAGACGTTTTTAAATGGCAGCAGCGCGTTTACTGCAAACCCTTTGAAGGTGGCGCTATCATCTGTGTACGAGGTGGTGGTTGTGCTTAATGTTGTTCCGTTCGAATCATCGTAGGATTCCGCGTAGGTGATGTAGAACTGAGTCCAGAAGTCGATGTTGTTCGGCAGGGTTCCCAGTAGCGCGTTGTTGCGGGTTTTCAACTGGGAAAGTACCAGCTCGTGAATCGAGAACTTTACCTTGTTATCAGAGTCAGGAATCAGTTTCAGCTCTTCTATTTCTTCTATCGGTCTTAAATCCTCAAATTCATGCCCGGAAGGGATGCCGCCGTACACCTTAGCCTTTATGCAATAGTTGTTGTAGTAATACTGAATCGAGGCGTTGTTTGTGAGGTCAGTATCTATTGTTGATGAATAGACGAGGTCGATCACGAAGTTTGTGTCGGATGTATAACTGATGATTTGATAAACCCCGTTAAGCGTATCGTCTGATGCTCCTGTGATCTTTACGAACTCTAACTTAGCCGCGCTTCCGGTAGCTTTAATATCTCCTGCTGGTGTGATCTGGCAATACCCGTTAGAATCACTTACTGATGATATATCCCTGATAGTGTCCGCTGAGTTGGTAGGCCATAGGGTGTTTGATAACTCGTAGACTATCGGCAGGTGGGCGCAGTTCCAGCCGGGGTATGATGTGCTGCGGGTGTTCTCGTAATAGTCCGCGTCAAGGTCATTGGAAAGGTAGTTCTGTGCGGTTGCCCCGGCATAAGCCAGAAGTTTGAAGGTATCGGCAGAGATGACGTCCACATACCAGAAACCGCAATAATCTTCTACGTAGCTTTTGAGGTAAATGTAATCCCCGTCTGTGAGTCCGTGAGTTGTTTTAGTGACGAGGGCCTTTCCGGTGCCATCATTGCCAATAAAGCAGGCTATCGGTGTGGGGTCTAAAACGAATGATAATGGACGTGTTAAAACGCTTACTGCCATCTCTCTGTTTTGTTAAGCCATCAGCACGGATTCAGGCAGCTTTAACTTCTCTAATGTTTTCTTTTATGTATTGGTTAACTACATCTTTTTTGAGGGCGTTTATTAATTCGTCCACTAATTTACTAAGCGTGGCTGAATAAACTATACGCCCTCCCTTCTTATATGTTGAATCGCCTTCCCGGTTTATTTTAAGAACCAGGTACCGCGCCAATGCTTCTCTTTTCTTTTCGTCCAAGTCTGCTCCAATGCCACGGGCTTTCATATACTCCAGCATGTTGGATTTGAAGTTGTGATCCTCGTCGGATGTCCTCGGGCCTCTACCTGTCTCTAAGGCTTTGAAGAAAGACCGCCCGATGAATGTTAATGCCCATTGCTGATCCTTATACTGCACTTCATAACGGATAGACTCGGCTGTCTTACCTGTTGCGGAAACCTTCTGAACGTCGTTCTTTAAGCCTTCAACGCCGAGGTTGCCGTAGCGGGTGAGTGTGTTCCTTATGAGTTCGTTGCCTTCCATTTACCCGATGTTCCGTAGCAAATCTGTCAATCTTACTGGCGTTCTACGCTCTTTTTCTCTCGCTGCTAGTTTTCTGTACACCTCTGGGTACTCAGTAACATCTTTTAGCACATCATCGATCTCTTCTTTCGTAAGTGATTTCAGTGCTCTTGTCGCTTCGCCGTACCATCCTGAATTGGCGATTTCTTGAGGGTTTTCTTTTTTTATTTTCAACACCAGTTCGCCGTATCCGGCGCGTTTATAGTGAATCTTAATCTTACACCTGTTAAGCAGTCAGCATTTTTCTTTATTTCAGGGACTCGGTTGTACCCTTTAATAGTGACTGTTTTATAACTATTAACAATGTTATTGTACTTGTGAATCAATTCCTGTGCTACTTCATCACACTGATCGACTAGTAATTCATATTCATCCGGATCGCTGTCTGGTCTGTCTTTCTTCGCTATATGCAAGGTCACAACCCAATCATCTTGGGGAACATTGTTTGGTATATCCCCATCCACTTCTAACGGCTCCATCCAGATATGAGGATAGGATAGGACGCGGTTTGAGTTAAACTCTGAAATGCGCCCGGTGCCGTAGGCTATGCCGTCATTGAGAGCGTTGATCCCTGCCTGTATGAATGTCTTTACCTCGGTGCGTTTCATGACTCCAGAAAGTCAATCTTTGCTGATGACTGTGTTATTTCATTGTACTTAACCTGAACTTTTGCGGATGAAATAATGGTGTTAGCCATTAACGCCACTTGTTTGGCCTCCTTTAATTCCATCTTGCCTGCTCTCAATTGGCTGTACGCTGTCAGTAGATCTTGACGCAGGGCGTCTACGTTTTTTATTTTTTCCATAGTTATTGATTTTTCGTACTAAGATTTCGGCTGCTAATAATTCATAATTTCCACTATCGATGATCGGCTGAATGTTCGGCATAGTTCCGCCGTCGTTTCTCTGCAAGTAAGATTTGCAGTCCCTACAAAAATGTAATATCGGCTTGTCTTTGAGCGCCTTGAATCGTAACTCAGTCAACCGATCGGCATCGGGTGGTAGTTTATATGCAGGATTATTACAGGCATGACATATTATGATGTTCTCTATGATTTCAAAAGCTTCTGCCATTTCTTTGAAGCCGTCTTGAAGCGCTTTATCAAGTATTGGCTCCTGTGTCGGGGCTGGTTTTTTGGCTTCTGATTCAAAATTTTTATCTATTGACTTCGCTATCAGGGCTTCTATTTCAGTTATACTAACAAATGTTCTTGCCCCTACGTGATAATGATTTATTTTCCCCTTCTGTCTTAGCTTGTAAAGATAAGACCTAGATAATCCAAATAACTTCATAGCGAAGTCAACAGGTATGAATTGCGATTTAAATGTTACTTCTATCATATCACTCCGTTTTCTTTAAGCCACTCGTTTAAAAACTGTTCTTGTTGATAATTATAAGGTCGCTTTTGATGGCCCTGCATGGTCCGATTCCACGCTCCCTTATACGCCTTCTCGATATACTTCTTAGCTACCGAGGCAGCGGCTTTTGTAACTATATCCAAATCGTCTTGCCCCATTTTGCCTGCTCCGTCAGAACCGAACAGCCATTTAACTGAAATATTGTACGCTATTTCTTTTTCAAGTGGTGTCATAAGTCTCCTGATTCTTCGCCCAACTTAGTCAAATCAACATATTGAGACAGCATAGCTGACCACATAGCACGATAGACTAAATACCTAAATGGGCCAGCTGTCACGCTCTCGAAAAATGCCGACGCCCTGCAAACTTCATATATATTACTATCGTGCATCATTTATTCTTATCACTCATTATCTCATGATACCTTTTCTGTGTATACCCTGACCATGCAAAGAACCTTACTGTGTGATGGAACTTGTAGGCGCTCCATCGTTGTAAAGCTTCAGTGCTTTCCCCAGTCTCTTTAGCAATCCAATGAAGCGTTCCTTTAAATCCAAACGCAACACCCATCTTTTGATAACCAGCTTCAATCTCTTCGCTGGTGTAAGAGTTCTGAGGGAGGCCAGATTGATGCCCATGTTCAAGCTCCAGAATTTTACCATGATAAAATTTCCGATGCCAAGCACCTCCGGGGCCGGGCTGTTCATAAAGTCCTCTACCATCGCTTCGGCTTTCTGCCAGTGATATTCACCATACTTGATTTCATCGTTCCCGGTTGATTCTCTTAACGCCTCACAACGCTCCCGGCTCATGTGCTTACAGGCATAGACAGCGACGAAGTATGGGTACTGGGCAAGGATTTTCTGCTGGTCCTTTTCGTCTTTCAGCTTCTCCAGTGTTGACCGGATGTCCTCATATTGAGCTACTGTTTCAAATCCAAGGTCTTTAGGCAGGGGATAGAACAGTATTTTGTGAGGAACAAAAGTCGGGCATGGCCTGCGAAGGAAGGATATAACAGACATCGCGTGATCGAGTCCTTTGATCTCTATCGCCCTTCTGATCAGTCCTTCGTCCAGATTGGTTACTATAGCCAGCTCCTGAATCCTGTCTTTGGCCTCGGCCAGCTGCATGAACTGCCTCCATGTAACCTGATCCCAGCATACCGGGATGTTGCCGTATTCTGTCTTGTGCGGTAGTCTTATTGTTAACCTCATCTATGGAATGTTAAAACTGGTGCTGTTAATGGTTTCTGAATATCGAAGTACGCGCGCATGATATAGGTGTCCATGTCATCCGGGGAATAACCAATCATCGCAATGATTTCCTCTTTTGGCATCAATCCTTTTTTCATATCCGAATTTACCGCTTTCTGCTTTAGCTGTTCCAGTTGTTCGGTGATTAAATCCTGAACTTCTGCTGAACATTCTTCGTACACCTCGTTCGCGTTTATCCGTTCGGCCAGCTTAAACCCGCACTGGCTTTTAAGCATGTCGTAGTTGTCAACTATCTCCTTTCCGTTTGCGTCGTATTCCCCTGTTGGCAAAGGCCGGGCATTTGACACAAATCCCACACACCTAAGTATGTCCACCACGCCGCCGCCTACACCTCCCTCGTCTACTATCGTGTTACTCATCGGTATACTGTGCTTGTTGGCTAAATCCCTGATCAGTTCCGCGGATTCGTCGATCCTCAACTTCTTTCGCTGGACCCGCTCGACCACCCTCCATCCGTCCCAAACCCGCGCTGTGGTGCTGTCTTTACCCATCCTGGCTATGTCGGCAGTAATGTATCGCGTCCCGCCTGACACAAACTTATTGGTGAAGATGTTGCAGATATTCGCATACTCACACAGTGTTGCCGGGTCATCGTCGTACTCCCAGTTGCCAAATACAAGACGGAGGATCTCGTTTTTCGATAACGTCCGCTTTAAATGCTCGATGTAGTCTTTTGGCAGCTTTTTGTTATCCTGCGGTAACGCCTGGACAAAACGTCTCCACTTCTCTAAAGTCCCGTCTTTGAATTTCTTGTAATACTCTCGATACAGATAATTCTTTGCAGGGTTACAGGTCTGAAGCAGTTTAGCAGGGAGATTGTAAACTTCGTTCATCCATCGCCCGATACTCGCTGCTAAATTGTTCTTTGCAGCAACGTCGAACTCTCCGGCCTCTTCAATCCATCCCCGTGTCATTTGCATCGAGCCGAACCGCATGTAAAGCGGATCACTCGGTTGATATGCCGCTTCCAACAGAAAGACCTTTGAGCCATTGTAAAGCGTGAAGACGTTATCGGTAGCGTTGAACTTGTAATACTCCGACGTCAATCCCCAATCTTTGAAGACCTCATAAATCGATGGCAGTGTGAACTTTCGAAGATCATTGAGTTTCTTCCTAGCAATAAAGTAATGCGTACCTGGATAGGTTAACGCATCCCCGAATATCAAAGAACATCCTAAATAGCTTTTACCGGATCCTTTCGAACCACCGTAAACAATATCGAACACCTCCGGATCGATCCAATACCTGCAAACCTCCTTCTGCCTTTCGTTACCGTGGGTTTCAAATACAAGTTTCACTTTACCTCCATACCTGTAATCTGTTTGACGGCTATCTCGCCGCCGTGATTCAGGTCTACCTTATCCCCGTACTTCTTTGGCTTTAATTTACTGGCAATCCACTTACGGGCCTCAACCCTTAGTTTTGACCTGTTTGTGACTTCTTTGTTCTCCTGCTCATAACTGATGTCGCCCTTTGTGATAGTCATCAGGTCATTGCTACCATCGTCGGCTATCTCTATGATCTCTTCGACCAGGTGGTCGGCCTGTGCCTCGCGCGCGCGCGCGTACTGGTGCAGGAAATCGCGCAACTCCGGTTTAGCATCTTCTTTCTCTCCCTGTGAAAGCCAATACAATACTGTGCGGACAGATGGCATATTGTCTTCCTTGCATATTGTTCTGAGGCTTTTTGAGGATGTAGCTAATTCCTCACAGATCTTATCCGCTATCTCTTGAGTGAATATTGAAGGTGCGCCGGTGCTCATCTCTTTACCTCCTTCGCGAATCGCGTCATCCCCTCTTCGAAGTACATCCTATCTCTGGCCGGCATTACTACCGGCTTGTAGATTAGTCTTTGATTTTGGAAACGACCGCGTGTCATCTCTTCGGATAGTGTTCTATACTTTGGCTGTGGTCTGCAAGGACAGTCAGAGAAATCGCATACATGGTTGCGTTTCTCTATGCAGGGTTGTGTAGATGTGGAGGCTGCCGGCATTACGTGCTTTCAATACGAATTTGCATAGAAAGAAAACGCTAGTCAGTAGCTTAGTCAGGAAATAAAAAAGCCCGAATTTGGGCTAAATTCAGGCTGTATGTGGGCCCAGCAGGGGATACGCAAAAGCTTTTGTTTTAATCTGAAATAAAGGTTTATCTTTGCCAAGTCACTGATTTTTAGTACAATACCGTAATATTAATAGTATTGCGGACGTACTATAATATGTGATATTTTTCCCTTAATCTTAGTCAAATCCTTAGTCAAATGGCTGTCCGTGATATAAGCATCTTCCCCTATTCAACTGTTGACAGTGATGATTTCTGTCGACTTTATATGTATGTCTCAATTAACAACAAACCAGGTTGGTTTCCAACCGGAGTAAAAGTTCATAAGGATGCATGGGACCGGGTAAATAAAGTTATTAAGTCAGATAAGATGGAGCGGAAGCTGCGCCAGAAGCTTACCGGCGATCTCGATAAAAGGAAAGGAGACCTACAACGTGTATTTGATGAACTGGATTATGAGCGCGTCGCCCCAACCGTTGAAGAGGTGCGTCGGCGATACAATGCGGTTCGAAAACATCAGCCGCTGAATGTCGTGCTTAAAAAGCCAGAATACCGTTTCGATGAATATTGGGATATGTATATAAAAGACCGGCGTTCGACCTGCTCAGATAAGGGCTACTTAAGGAAATTCAAATCGGCAATGGGTCACATTAAAACAGTGGTCGACCGGGATCAAATATATTTTACCGATATCACTATTCAATTCTATTACGACCTCCTTAACCATCTGTTTGAAACCCTTGAACGCGAGAGCAACACCGCATCCGGGATTATTAAAAAAATATGCTCGGTTATGAAATCAGCTCTGTCAGATCCGCGCACCAGGCATCAGGATATACCAATTGACTTCCAGCAATTCAAAGACACGTACGTAAAGCCAAAGCCTTTCTTTCTGGATTGGGAAACAGATATTGCCTGCTTGGAAGAGTTCGAGCCACTTGAAGAGGATGAGCCATACCGTGACTTCTTTCTATTCCAATGCTATACAGGTCTGAGACATTCAGACGCGTACAACGCAAAGCCCGAGAACTTCATCAAGCGGAAGGATGGCGTTTACCTGGATTGTACGGTCATCAAAACAAAACTCGATCATAATATTAAGATGGCCGGGAAGGCCGCCACCCTGCTCAAGCAATGGAACTACCGGGTACCCAGATGCTCAGAAAGTGACTTGAATGTGAAAATAAAGAGCATCGCTTTAGCTGCTGGCAAGGCTTGGGAGAAGAAAGGCAAGAAAAGCGGGCTTTTGGATCTTGTCGAGAAAGTGCGGTTTCGCGGAAGTGAGCGCGTGCGCGATATGCTACCAAAATACTCCATGATCACCACGCATACAGCCAGACGAACCTTCGGCCGGCGCTGGCTTGAAGTAGGGGAGGATATCCGCAGCCTTCAGATTTACTATGGCCACTCAAATATTAAGCAGACCGAGGATTATATCGGATGGAAGTCTGAACACATAGTGACCGCTGTCGATCGTGTCGTCGGATGATTTCACCACCTATATTACGGCTCCACGTGGAATAAAAAAGCCGGGTCATCACTCCGGCTTAAATATGGATTGTCCGTACTGAACTTTCGATTCTCACCGTAGCGTAGTACAGCGGTGTAAAGGTAACACGGTTCATAAAGACGATAGCAACCAACTGAGTGATTTTTTTATGCTGTCATTCATCTAGGTGTATCCTCACTTCTATCTTAAAATCCTTAAATACTTCTGGCGACATTGTGTTGCTGATCACCCAAAACACCTCACCATTATCACTGATGCTATTAAATTGCAACATTCCCATTAGTGATTCATTGTAATTGAAATAATAGTTGTAAATTTTAATATATGCCTGAGAAATCACTTTGGTGTGTTTATTCATGTATATTCTTATCTCATAATTAACCCTTCTTTCCCACGCCTTTGTATTCGATACTCCACCTGGTATCATTGCGTCTGTGTAATCTACTAATCCGTAATCTGATAGCCGAACCTCGTCTGTTGCTTGGTGTTCCTCTATTATTCGTTCTTCCATCGCGGTCATGACTTTGTGGAACTGTCGATATTCCCCACTTTCAAAACCTTGCAATGCCGCATATACTTCGCCGTTCCAAGGTTGGTTCGTGTAAAACTGAGCTTCAGAAACAACATTAAAAGAATATTGCAAGTGAAAAATATCAAAAGGAGTTTTCGATGTATCTATCGGTTCAACTGGTTCATCTTTTGAACAGGCCGTGATAAAAAATACGATAAGAAGGAGTCGTGGTGTCATCATTTGTCAATGGTCTATACTATGTTTGTTTATATACGGAAACTAACCGTAAATGGGTAAGTACTGGCACTGATACCCAATCTGCGGGTTTCCCTGATTTTTCATTTTTATGATGAAAGTCATTAAACATTATATGTCATAACCGGGTTTTTTAGTCGTTATTAAATACCTCAAAACCCAAAGTATATGATAGTGACTCATCTACCGCACACGGTAAAACTGATTTTTTCCTACCATTATAATGGCAGTAATGGCAAGGTTGAAAGTGGCGCACGATTTGTAAATGATGTTCAACCTATAATATTACTGCACTATGCAAAAGCGTAGATCTCACAACCAACTTATTCAGTTCTTAAAAGATTCTGGCATTCGCCCATCTTCATTTGCATTCTTTCTTGCCGAGTATGTCAAGAAACATCCAAGCGCAAATAAGAGCGCACTTTCGTTTTTGGTCGCAGCTCAACTAAAAGAGCAGGCGGAAATCATCATGTATCACCTGAATCATTAACCACCAAGTTCTTTGACTCGCTTTAGAAGATACTCATTCGTTTCTCCTAATCGATCAATATTTCTGGCGAGGATCCTTATCAATTCGTAAGGATCCTCGCTTTTTTCATTTAATGTCGGTTCGTTGGTTTTATTGCCGGTGTAAGATTTTTCTTTAAACATCGGATCTTTCTGCTCATCCCACCATTCCCACCTAAGTCCAATTTTATCCACTATTGTCTTAACTGTATCAGTACTTAAGTCGCCACCTTGTTCCTCATTTCTGGTCATTGCACGGTATAAAGTACTAACCTTTAGCCCACAATACTGAGCAATATCTTCTATTGAAGTTAACCCTAACTCATTGTGCTTCAGTATCTTATTAAATTTCTCTCGCAATGTCATTTTTCCTGTAAAAAAAATTACACTAAAGTGTTAGAATGTCTTATACTTTTTTATACCTTTATCATATCAATAGGACAATATATGACAAAATATGAAAGCAGACGAAACAGGGGGTAACGCAGCAAGTGACTTTGTAACCATTGGTGATGTAAAAGCGCCGGTTAAAATCTGGAGCATGGTAAATACATACAAGTCACGGGAGCGCGAGAAGGGCCGGAAGTTAAAAATGCCGGAAGCATTGTGTGAGTTGGCTGAGATCGGTGCGAACAAAGAAAATATAAAGGCATAGCATGAAACTGGATCTCGACAACATAGACCTAGACGACATCCCACAGCCAGTCGATAAAGACAACGCACTTTACAAAATGGCAAGGGATAAATGGATCGATGGGGATGCTAAGGACATTCAGAAGCGATTGAAGTTAGCTACTCACAACCAGGTCTATGACATCCTCGGTGGCCGCAGTAGATCACGCAGAGTTTGGAAAGAGATCATGAGGAACACGATCAAGAGACTGAAAGCAGAAGCGATCATTCTCAAGTACGCTAAACAGGCGGCATAGTAAAGCATCATCAATTCAATTTAAAATATGGACACGTCATCATTATCTCACCAGAAAATAATAAGTAAAGAATGCGACATTTCTTCAAGAAGGTTCTTGCATGGCTTGTGGTCGGTGCTTTGGTCGGCGGTTTGCTCTTCATTACAACTCCCGATCCTCCACCTCCGCCACCTCCTTGCACTCCCGGCAGTTCAACATGGCCTCAGTGCGCTGGATGAACTGATCAGTAACAGAAGACTTTTGGTAGGTTTAGGTTTGGGAATGGTGGGCGCAGGGTCGATATTCGCCCACCTCCTTTTCCCTGAGTCCGCCAGAAATTACAACTGGTACTATAGAAACAACTACTATTTATTCTTCACTCTCCGTCCGTGGCTTGCAATCATTTTCTTTTCGACTGCTAAGTTTCTTTGTGTCCCGGTTAAATGGAAAAGTCATTGGGTAGTGTATGGGTTGGCTGTTAGTGTCGGCATTGCGGGTCTTATACACTACTCATTCTTTGTAAACGATAACATTTCTTATCACTCCTTTCCTGTATGGTATGTGATGCTGTTCGCGTTGGGTGCAGGATTAGGTTTCATCAAAGCTGCGGACTACCTGGTTTACAGAAAGTCCCATCTGGCAACACGTCCGTTTGCGTCACTCTTCGGAATCATCAAGGCTCCAAATGTAGACGCGGACACGGCTATAAGACATGCGCGTACCTGTGTGGATGAAATTGAAAATTACAACGCCAGAGTATGATCCAGCGCATTCAATTAAACGAAGAGGTTTGGTTCTGGGTGAACTACCCTTACGGAAATACAAAGTTTGCTTTCTCTTCAAGACAAGATGCAGAAGGATTCTTGAAGTACTGGAATATAACCACACTCTGATTATGACAACTAACAACACAAAATACGGCGTGAAGGTCCTTGCCATCGGCGAGCCTGACTACAACATGATGACCACAAACCTTCTCGACGGTTCAGCAAAGATAGAGTTCCTGAAAAAATACCTCGCCCTGCAACTGTGCAGAGTAGAAGGATTGTTCGACTCAGATCCCCGCCAGTTGAGCGACGAAGAGTACATAGAGTACATCGAGGCCGCCCAGTACATGGCCGACAACTTCGGAAGAAAGAACCACCGGATCCGGTTGGTGAAAGAGTGGATCGACAGGTTAAGATTTTAAGCCCTTGCAGTTATGAGAAACAAGAAACCTTACCTGAATCTCTATAAGGAAAGTCTTGCCTGCCGAATGATCCCTATTGGGTGTAAAGACGGCCAAGACCGTGGTCTGTGTGGCCTTCTCGGGAAAGATGTCATGGAGATTTTTACCCCCTCCAAAGAGGAGTGTAGCATCTATAATGTTTACAGCTGGGGGTATTACGCAAGTGACTTCGGTTATGATCTACAAAGAGGCTTTGGTCCGACACGTCAGAACATGGTCCTGCTATTGGCGGCAATGAATGGTGAACTATAAACCAACAACATTATGAGCCTACTAAGTCTTATCAACCCAACATTCGCAGAGCAGCACCTCACAGAGGACTATATGAACCGCATCGAAGCAGAAGCCAACATTCTTATTCAGAGTATGGCAGAAATGAAAGAACGCTGCGAGATAGCACTCAATCATGAGAAGATGCAGAAGCATTTGACAGATAATCAGAAGTTCAATCTGATGGTCTTCGCCGGAAGAATGAGCCAGTACGCTACTGAGATAACAGACATTCAAAAGAACTTATAGAAGGAGCCAGGTAAGTGCAGGCCGGTTGCGATAGTATCAAGTATGCCGGCTACTTTTTAAAAAACACCTTTTAAACCTTACTGAATGATTATGCAACGGATCAGGATAAAACACAAACACGATCTCTTCAAAGGTCATATCGGCTACGTTGTTGAAAAGATTGAGCAGCACAGCCTTTACACCTACGTCGTAATGTTCAAGAACCAATGCAAGGGCTACAGAAGAGCCTACCAGCGAAGTGACTTCGAATTTCTATCTGATGTTAAGTCGCTCCCTAAATCAGTTTTTAAATAAACCCATATCATTTATGAAAATACTAATCAAGGTAACTAAGGATGTTCTGAGAAGGTCGATGATGTGTGAGAATGAATACGGAAGTAATTGCGCTATCGCTGTGGCGGTAAGAGAACTCTTCCCATCAGCTTGTGTAGGAGCAAGCGGCATGTGCATTGGTGATGACTATATAATCAATCGCCTGCGTGTTGAAAGGCAAATTTATGATGTAACACATTCCCAAGCTGTCAGTGATTTTATCTGGGGCTTTGATCATTTGTGGAACTCTCCTGAGGAGCGTCTGAACCTTCCTGAACTCTCCTTTGAAATAGAAGTACCTGACTCAGTCATTCAATCCATCGGCATATCCGAAGTCTACCGGATCCTATCTGAATCAAAGACTCTTGAAATGGTGATGCCAAAAGTTAGCTAGTGGGGTTTACCGCCCTGCGATCACTTCAAGGGGCGGTTTTATTTACTCCACACAACAATTTTAAAAACAACAAAACCCACAATAATGGAAACCGCTTTAACAACAGCATCAGCGACGATTGAAGAATCGGGTGTCTTTTCGGTCGCCGGCTTCGATCACGCTCAACGCATTGCAAAGATTATGTCTGATTCTAATCTAGTCCCTGAAGTGTACAGAGGTAAGATTTCAAACTGCCTCATCGCTCTGGAAATGGCGCATCGGATCAACGCCTCGCCGCTCATGGTAATGCAAAACCTTCACGTTATCCAGGGTAAGCCATCATGGTCCAGCCCGTTCACCATCGCGACAATCAATAGCTGCGGACGATTTACAAAGTTGAATTTCCGTCAGGTCGGTGAGACCGGAAAGGACTCTTATGGTTATGAGGCATACGCCAAAGACAGAAAGACAGGCGAAGAACTTGTTAGCCCTGCTGTGACCTGGGATATGGTTAAGGCTGAGGGCTGGCTTTCTAAACCCGGAAGCAAATGGAAAACAATGCCTGAGCTTATGTTCCGCTATCGTTCCGCTGCATTCTTCGGACGGCTTCACGCCCCGGACCTGCTTATGGGTATGCACACCGAAGATGAGGCGATTGATATTACCCCGGTTGAAGTAGTTACACCGGAAGTAGCACGGAAAACAAAAGAAGCCGAGCGAATCGAGCTTATGATAAAGGATGCGCGTAACCTTGATGATCTTAAAACGATCCGTCCACACGTACAACCTGAGCAAATGGAATTGTTCAACGAACGCATGAGGGATTTGTCATGACACACGATTTTTCAAAACAGTTATTCCGCTGCTCATCCCTTGGTAATCTGATGACCAATCAACCAGGGAAGAAAGACACAAAGTCAATCGGTGAGCTTTCAGAAACCGCCATTAAGGAACTTGTAAAAATCTACGTGAAGGAAGTTTACGGTCGGGACAAGGAGATCACAAGCAAATACATTGAAAAGGGATTACAGGTTGAAGAGGATTCGATTACGCTCCTTTCAAGAGTTCACATGATTCCCTTCTTTAAGAACACCGAACGAAAGTCCAACGAGTTCATTACCGGAGAGGCCGACATTATCAATCCACGTCTGATTGACACAAAAAGTTGCTGGGATCTTCACACGTTCATGGCTCATAAGATCAGTAAACTGAAAAAGGAGTACGAATACCAGATCAATGGCTATTGCGACCTGTACGACTTCAATGAAGGTTCTGTCGGCTTCTGCCTGATCGACACGCCATCGGTGCTTATAGAGGATGAGAAGCGCCGCACGTTCTATAAAATGAACGTACCGACTATGGAGAACCCGGAATACCTGGAAGTGTGCTCGGCCATTGAAAGAGAGATGAAGTTTGAGGACATCCCGCTGAAAGACAGGATTCATGAATCGGTAGTCAAAAAGAATAGCGAAACCATCGATAAGGTTTACGAGCGTGTCCCACTGTGGAGACAATGGCTGAATGAGTTTGCGTCGAACGGAATGCTGTCCATAAAAAAGGAGCTCGTATGTGCCTGATGTCGCCAACTCAGGATCACTCCCTTCATCCATCAATATGGAATGATCTGGAAGTGTAGGTACTGTAATAAAGAAGTTAAAAGTAATTGAGACTATGAAAATATTTATAGACATCGAAACTGTCCCATCATGCGCAATTCGTCAGGATTACACTGTAGATATGGACGAAGAAACAACAGAGTTATATCTGAGGCGTTTCAAATCGCCAATCAGGGAATTATCTCTTGTCAAATCTGTTTCAGAAATGGAAGCGCTTGACCGGCATTATATCGAAAACGCGGCTCTGTATGCTGAGTTTGGTAAAGTTGCCTGCGTGTCGATGGCCTACATTCATGAAGGTCAGATTACAATGAAATCATTTTGCTCAGGGGATGAGCGTAAAGATTTGGAAGCGGTGTCGGTTGCGCTTAATAAAGCGACAACACTAGTAGCACATAACGGGAAAGATTTTGATTATCCGTTTCTCTGCCGCAGGATGATTGCGCTCGGTATTCCATTGCCCGGTGTTCTTCAAATTCAAAACAAAAAGCCATGGGATATTCCGCTTGAAGACACTATGGATATGTGGCGCTTCGGCCAATTCAAGCATTCCGTTTCACTGGCAACACTATGTAAGGTGTTCGGCCTCCAGTCACCAAAACAGAATATGTCCGGAGATTCTGTATGGATGAAGTACTACATCGCAAAGGATTTGCACGCTATTGAAGATTACTGCGCTGGTGATGTGGTCGCACTTGTGAATGTGTACCGTAAGATGCAATACTTGGAACCTATTCTTAAACCCTCTGCTGTATGAATACAGATAATAAAGAACAAAACGATCAGTCAGAGATTGTAATTCACAATTGGGATCAACATATCAAAGACCTACGCACAACATTCGGAATGTGTCATGAAAAAGTAGGTGGGTATACCGTATTCAAATGCGCTACTGTATGTGCTGATCTGCCGAATTGTCCTTCTAAGATTGTGCCTAAAGGACAGTACGACGCAAGAGTCAGGCAGATTGAGCAGTTGGGTATACAGTCCGCCCTTCAATCCTCAGAAGAACCAAAGCAACTCGGAGAAAAACAAATAAACGCTTAACTGTATATGAGCTTTAAAATTGGTCAAAAAGTAGTGTGTGTAAGTAATAAGCCAATGGATTTTTGTAATCCATACAATGATTCTCTCCAACGGCTAGTTCTCAATGAAATCTACACAGTAAAGGAATACCACATCCAAGATCATGGCTTGGTTCTGATTGAAGTGATTTCCTCGCATCCTAGTGGAGGGTATAATAGTTATCGCTTCCGTCCTATCGACGAAACCTTCGGAGAAGAAACAGCTACCCGTATAGAGAAGGAAATGATTGAAGAACTACAACCAGTCGAGTTATGACACGTCACGATAAAGCAGTAGAAGAGCTTAACAGAGAGAAGGGAAAGCACTTCATTAACATCGGCAAGGTAGTCACCTTTTCAGTGTTTGCTTTCTTCTGGATATGTCTTGCAGTAGTGAAGCATTACGAGGACTGGATTGACTCCAAAAGCCAGTTTGTAGGAGTATTCATGGTGTGCGCTGGATTGCTTTCTTTCAGTGTGTGGGCTTTATGGTTGAGAAAGAAATGACATGGAACATCTGAGCGACATCTGGATCACCAAAAGGAAGAAGAGAGTGAATTACGAGCGGGTAAGATTTGTGATCGCTCAGATAAAAGACATGATAAAAACTGAACGAGATAAGGATGTAAAAAAGGTTCTGGCAGAGGCTGGAATATCACTGAATAAACTATTACTGAAATAAAACCATCAACAACCACTTACGAAAACACTTTCTATGGATTTCAAGAAACTTGACAAGGCAGCAAAATTACATGAGCGAATCAAGCAGCTTGACAAAGAGATTATCGACATCGAGCGGCTAGCGTTAATGGTCGCTACGAAGAAAACTGAATTGAAGTTCAGTCTTAAAGTGAATGACTTGGAGAAGACCGAAGTTCCAAAAAAAACTACGTGCAGTGATGAGTTAGTGATTTCATTCCAAGGCATGTTTGGTGGCTTGTACAGCCCACCTACAAAGAAAAAAGATGTTAAGAAATATGATCACAAATTCTCTGAAATCGTCAGTGATACTCTTGCCTTGCAATTGCTTGGCGTGGTCATAGAGGATAAAAAGCATATCCGAGAATTGGCCTTGAAGCAAATTAAAAAACTCGGAGTAACGATATAAAACTCATTTGATCGGGACGCGATCAATAGCCGGAGCAAAAACAAGTGAGAGTAATTCTTTTCATAATCAAGGTTTATAGGTTTTGGTTAATGGCTCCGGCTTCTTTTTTACAGGGATAGTTTAACAGATAAAACGCCGGGTGTTGGCCGACCCCGGAGATAGGATGACTCGTCGAGCGGTGCAAATCCCCTTCCCTGTGCTAAAGTGGACGAAGACGCAAGGGGTTGGAAAAAGATGAAAAATCATTTGTGTCGGATTTTAAGACATAGCTGTAGTAAGTGTCTATGGATAAGGAAATCGACGCGGAGCAGAAGCTAGACAAGGCAATCGATCAGCTTGAAGACCTTGTGTCAGAAGATTGCGCCATTGAATACATGATTGACAAGATCGAAGAAATAATAAAGGAAGCGAAATGAAATTCTTAAATGCCCAACAATTAGCGTTCGTCCTTGACATCAAGAAAGAAGACGCGCGTGCAAAGATGTGTGTAGCCTGGTCCTCTGATAAAGGAGAGGAAAACAAAGCCGAACGAAATGCAAAAGGTAAACTCGTAGACCCTTACCCGGTCGCTATGCCGATTGATATGCTGGCTGAGAAATTAAATCTGCCAACACTCCAACAATCAGTCGATGACATTTGTGAAAACTACCTCAAGCGACCAGCGTCGAAAAAGTGGATTCTATGCGACTTCCCCGAGAAACACCTAGCGAAAAATAAGGAAGCTGGACAAGACAAGGTGATCAACATCCCGTCCGCACTGAAATCATTCCTCAAAAAAGAAGACCGCGAACTGATAGCAAACGAGTGGCAAGCGCGCTACGCCAAGGATAAGTTACGTGTTGGCGCTATTTGATTCCCTCAATACAAAAGTCAATTAAAGCTGGAGATATGAGCAGCAAGAAAATATACCGCCCCTTAGTAAGCAAAAGCGATGGAGGATTCAACAGGGTTAACGATCCCTTTACTGATCCTTTTGAAAAACTGACTATTGACAAGCCCGCAGAGAAGGAGAGACAAAAAGTCTACAACGCCAAGCACAAAAAGAAAAGATCGCTATACACTATATCTGAGAAGACTAGAAATAAAGGGAGGGCAGCGAATCTATGAGAATCCTGGTGGCTTGCGAAGAAAGTGCGGTAGTGCGTGATGAGCTGATAAAGCGGGGTCATGAAGTATTGTCGTGCGATCTGTTGCCAAGCCGCAAACCCGGGCCACACTACGAAGGCGATCTGTTTGATGTCATTCATTACCCGTGGGATATGGCTTTATTCTTCACGCCGTGTACAGATCTCGCGGTTAGCGGCGCGAAACATTTCGAGGTGAAGAAGCTGGACGGCAGACAGTACGCATCTGTTTCGTTCTTCATGCGATGCGTGAAGGAGAGCGCACACATACCGAAGACCGCTTTTGAAAACCCTATCGGGATCCTGTCAAGCCTTTATCGGAAACCGGATCAGATTATCCAGCCGTGGCAGTTCGGACACGGGGAAACGAAAGCTACGTGCCTATGGCTAAAAGGACTTCCTAAACTGGTGCCCACGGAAATAGTCGAAGGACGTGAGCAACGGATCTGGAAAATGCCGCCGTCAGAACATCGGGCAAAAGAGCGAAGTAAAACCTTCGAAGGAATAGCAAAGGCAATGGCGGATCAATGGACAGTCCAGCTAATCGGTAACAACCCACTATAGTAAAACACCGAATTTATGAAACAAGAATTTAAACAAAGAGAGATAAAGTTCAGAGCGTGGGACTTGAAGAATGAACAGTGGTACGAAGGAGGTTGGTCACTTTCAATGGATGGCTTGTTCTGGTACGATGATAATGAAAGGGAATGGCCTGTTGCCGGAAACCTAGTGATCGTGCAATTCACGGGGCGCACAGATATAACGCCTCCGTGGGAGATGGAGCCAAGAAAGGGGGCTAATGATTTGTATGAAGGTGATATAGTTCTCGCATGGACAAGTCGTTACCCAAACAGTAAAACTAGAGGTGTGATTGTCTGGAACGATCACGCTCAAGCGTTTCAACTGCGATACGAGAACTGCTTTAACGGACACGCTAATGAGTTCCTGCATAAATACCATTTCTTTGAACGTATCGGCAACATCTTTCAAAACCCTAATCTTCTTAATCATGGAAACACTAACACCTAAGAGCGAATGCCCAATAAAACACCACGATACAATTGTGATCGGGTGGAATGATAAAAATGAAGTAGTCTACATACGTACGTTTGACTACAAGTGGGACCCACATCAAGCGGCTGAGGCCCAAGTAGCCCTTAAATGGTGTGTTGATAATTGTGCATACTGGCAGATAAGCTCTACCGAACGCTTGAAGTTTGCAAGTGATGAAGATGAGAATACTGACGATTGATTAAAAAATCCGCTGGTATCAATCACTTGAAAAGTAAAGAGAAGAAGCACTATGAATAACGAGAAACCAGATTTCGAACAGATAGCGGAAGAATTGTTTCCAACGCCGAACATGGGGACATACTATTTTTTTAGGCGACAAGGTGCTGTTGCTGCTTGTGAACGCATCTGGAACGACTACGTAGTCCCTCTCCAATCCCAACCACAACAGGGAGGAAAGACAGATTCTTGTATAGAATGTGGTGTTGATGATGGCTATGTGGATCATAAAATCATCGAAGGTCTTGAAAGATGCTATAACTGTGGTAATGGTAGAACTCCTCTCGCCACCTCCCGTACAGAGCCACTAGTAGCAGAGATAGAACAGTTGAAAAAGGAGGTAGAATGGACAGGAGCAGCATGGAAAAAAGATCGTGACCTTCTTCAAGTTAAAAGATTGGAAGCAGAATCCGAAGTTATCCGGCTTAGAGAGGCGCTGGATATTCTTCCATCTTCAAAAATCAGATTGTTAGCTCAATACCTTGACAAAATAGATGAGAAGGCTGAGGCAATGACCGGCTCCAAACGAGGTCGAGAATGTCAAGAAGACTTACGAAAGTTTGCGGACGCGGTCGACTCCGCTCTATCATCATCTAAAGTTGACTCTGTTAAAGGAGCAGACAGTTTAACCAATGGAAAGGAAGATGTATAAACTGAAAATACTATGACAGAAGGAATCGCATTTGCCGAGGGCAATCACATTATTTGGCAGAACGTCTCAGAGGATCTCGGAGTCTCAGAAGCCGCCCTGCTAGTTGAGAAATATTCTGACGTGATCACTATCACGCAAGAGGGTCGCCACATCAACATCAACTACGAAACGATTGATGAGGTGGTAAAGCTATTGAAGCAATTGAAAAAGGACCGCCGGTAAAGCCATGTATAATCTATGAAGACGAGAACCAAAGAATCTTGGCCTCATTGGGCCTACAAAAACAAGCGCGAATGGAAGAGAGATGTTCGCAAGAGATGGAACGCGTTCAGGAAAGCTTTAAAGGAGTTACGGAGTGGCTGCGCATTCTATCCTAGTGATTTCATTGCCACTATGAAAATCGAAGAAGCTGACCGGGTGATGAAAGAGTGGTACAAAAAATCATGAATCCATGACCACTAGAATAAACCATGTACTATATCAAATAAAAACTTTGGGGGATTGATTAATAATGGCTAAGGAAGTTTACATATCAGAGTTACGCCCGCATCGTAAGTACCTGGTGCGAGGTATGGAGATGTTCTTTTGGAGATACCGGGAAGACGAAACTCCGGAGTTCTACCATTACCAGAAGTACGTAGATACAAGACATATCATTTACTTCTGGGATAAGGATCTTAGGCGGTGTGATATAAAAGCACATGAGGGTCCGTTAATCCCTGATTTCTTAGCAGTGCAAAACCAAGACTAGAAAAACAAACAAACCATTAAATAATTATGAACATCCAAGACTACTTTGACACCAGGTGACAATAAAACATATTATCAACATAGACGATGTTGATAAATAAATTTGCAGTCTGTGTTGTGTTTCAGGAGTTTGTCGCAGACATTTGTTGACCCCCCTGATACAAATTCATCTCTCATCTCCGTCCCGCATTTTCGAAATGTGCTAGATAGATTATTTTATGAAAGAGGATTATTCAACACTGTTGCGTTCGCCGCATTGGCAGAAAAAGAGGTTGCAAATTATGGAAAGGGACAACTGGAAGTGTCGTTTCTGTGGTAACACGGAAGAGACACTAAATAGTCACCACGTCCTTTACCTCCCAAATCGCAAACCTTGGGAGTACGATGATGAGCATTTATTAACCGTGTGTGATACGTGCCATAAAGATGAGGAGAACCTTAAAAGCAACGATCAGTTTTTGATCAACATGTTTTCAATGACAGGATTGAACCGACGTAAATTATACGCGTTGGCGACATCGTTAAGAAGACATTTTCAAGGTTCCGGGAATAGAGAGGAGAAGTTTCAAGACCTAACGGATTTCTTACATAACACGTGAGATCATCCTAACAACCCACTAGAAATCAAATTATGGAAGGCTGGATTAAGCTACACCGTAAGGTGCTAGATAACCCCGTCGTGTGCAAGGATAGCGATCACATCGCTGTGTGGAATTACATTCTACTTAACGCGACGCACAAGGAATATCAAACATTTTTTTGCGGTAAAAAAATCACTCTGGTGCCTGGCCAACTCATAACTGGGCGAAAACTTATCTCAAGTAAACTAAAAATTTCTGAGAGCAAGGTTCAAAGAATTTTAAAAACCTTCGAAAGTGAACAACAAATTGAACAACAAACAAGCAGCGAATGCAGGCTAATTTCATTGATTTCATGGGAAGAATACCAAGGTGGTGAACAGCAAGATGAACAACGAGTGAACAACAACCGAACAACGAGTGAACAACAAGTGAACACTATACAAGAATGTAAGAATGTAAAGAATGTAAAGAAGAATAATATATATGATAGTGTTGATTCAAAAACTGTTGAGGAAAGGGTCCGTGAGTTCGGTAAGACGTTAGCTCCATTTGTTGCGGTTTACGGAAAGGAGATGATCCGAGACTTTTACGATTACTGGACTGAGGGCAATAACAAAAACACCAAGGTTCGGTTCGAGATGGAAAGGACTTGGGATGTTCAGAAACGCCTCGCGCGCTGGAGTCGGAACAACTTCAAGAAACCGGCCACGATATCGGAACAAGTTAACCCCAACAAATTGCAATGACCTATTCTGACTACAATATCGAAATACCACGCGGTAAGGTTTCAGGTCAGGTTTACACTACTTGCCCGAACTGCAGCCACGATCGTAAGAAGAAAAACCAGAAGTGTCTTGGTGTTAATATCGACCACGGTATTTGGCACTGCAATCATTGTAACTGGAAGGGATCTATCCACAAAAAGCAGTATGCCATGCCGAAGTGGGAGAACCAAACAGGATTGTCGGACGCTATCGTTGAATGGTTCCAATCAAGGAATATTAGCCAGGCAACATTGCTTGAAATGAAGGTTACGGAAAGCGTGCAATGGATGCCGCAAGTTGAATCTGAGCGTAAGGTGATAAACTTTAATTACTTCCGGGACGGCCACTTGGTGAATATTAAGTACCGTGACCGTGAAAAAAACTTCAAGCTTTACAAGAACGCGGAATTAATATTCTACAATCTCGATGGAATCCGGGACCAAAAAGAGGTTTACATTGTCGAGGGTGAAATGGATTGTTTGACAATGGTTCAGGCTGGATTCAGAAACACCGTCAGCGTTCCGAATGGAGCTAATAAGAAAACTAACAACTTTGAATACTTCGACAACTGTGCATCATACTTCGAGGATGTTGCGAAGGTGTACATCCTAACCGACAACGACGAACCAGGCGAAAATCTTGCCAATGAACTGGCTCGGCGCATAGGTGTTGAAAAATGCTACCGGGTAGATATCATGCCATACAAAGACGTTAACGAGCAACTTTGCAAAGAAGGCAGGGTAAACGTCGAAACAAAAAAGGCTTTCCCTATCACAGGAATATTTAGCATTGATGACCACTGGTCAGCGTTAGAGCAGCTACTCAAGAACGGGTTCCCTAAAGGCTGGAAACCACGCGGCACTTTAGGGGACCATGTTCAATTCTTCCCAGGTTATACCTCCGTGATAACCGGAATACCTGGACATGGTAAATCAGAAATCGTTGATCAGATTCTTTTACAGCTCTGCCTTGACTATGATTTACGCGGCGCATTCTTCACGCCTGAAAACTGGCCGACCGAAGTGCATCTCTTAAAGTTGGTCGAGAAGATGATAGGAAAGACGGCATGGGGAAACTACGATAGTGATTTCCTTCGCGTTAAATCGTTTTTCCAGGAAAGGGTATACTGGATATACCCAGAAGAGGGATATACGCTAGAATCGATTTTAAATAAGGTTAGGCAGGCTGTTTTAAAACACGGTATCAACTGGTACGTGATAGACCCTTGGAATAAACTCGAACACCACGACGACAGTACATCATACGTCAGCCGATGTCTTGATACAATAGCCACCTTCAATAAAAAGAATGGCGTTCATTGCTTTATAGTGGCTCACCCTACAAAAATGAAGATGAATGAAAAAACGGGCAAGTACGACAAGCCAAGTCTTTACGATATCAGTGGATCAGCCAATTTTTATAACAAGGCCGACCTTGGTTTTTGTATGTACAAAGAAGAAGACGGTAAAAACACCCTCAATGTTCTCAAGGTTAAGTTTAAATACTGGGGAGGCATTGGAAGCATTGCTTACAATTGGAACAGGGAAAACGGAAGATATAGCGAATACGGAGCGGATACTCAGAATTGGTTAAGACCAGCTGATAAGTCTGAAATACTGATTGATTACAGCGAGTCGAGTACGAAGCAAGATGATGATATGCCATTCTAATGAGCGGACCAGAAAGAGAATCGTATGTAGAAAAAATAATGATTGTTAATGGTCAGCCTAGAAAAGAGTCTATGACATGGCACCCAGACCACAAGGCATTTGAGGTATACCGGGAAACCATTCAAAAAGCGAGGAGTAATAAAGAGCATTGCCTTATAACACTGCGTGACCAGGAACACATATTAAAGAAAAGTGAAATCGTAAAACCGTCTTAATGAAATCCTACATCGGCCCAAAGAACCTGAATTACAAAAAGCAAGTTGAAAAAGCCTTGAAGAAAAAGAGCGTGTCAACGTTAAAGGCTGAACTGCAAAAAATATTCAACACCTACATCAGGTTGCGGGATACCAAATACGAGAACGGTAAAGCCTTCTTTGTCTGCATCTCCTGTAACTATCCTAAAGAAATGGATCAAATGCACGCCGGTCACTTCTACCCAGTAGGGGGAAACGAAGCAGTAAGATTCGATGAAGATAACGTACACGGCCAATGTCTCAAGTGCAATACTTTCCTGCATGGTAATTTACTTCCTTATCAGGCTGCATTGATTAAGAAGATCGGAAAGGAAAGATTTGAATTACTGGGAATAAAGCGCATGAATAGATCCAAGATGATGGCTTTCGAGATCGAGGTATTGAAGGATGAATATGAGAACAAGATTAAGGCATTGAAAAGTGGTTCCGCCCTCCAATTTGATGCGTCGATACCGAGTGCCCTGCAAAATTCTCTCAAAGTGATCTCTTGTCTCAATCTCTTTTCTTTGATGTAAGCTCCAAATTTTGGTTTCATGTTTTTCATTTTTAGTGTGTG